TCACTATGATGATGACCGGCTCGTGGATGCTCGTCGATCCATTCACCAGCCAGCAGGCCTCTGGGTTATTGTCGCCCACAACCATGGTCTGGTTTGATGAGGCGGATGACCAGGTAACATTCGGAAACATTTCTAACGCGAGAGCAAGTGCTTGGGATTCAGTCATGGCTCCCATTCTACGCCTCTGGGGCAGTTTGCAGCGCGACGGTGAACACCCAGTCCGCTGAACCGCTGGAAATGTCGATGGAAAACAGGTCGTACTCGGCCACAGTCAAGGGCGTGCTCGTGAAATTCGTGAACTGGTAGCTGGTGAATCCGGCCACCGCGGCCGCCACTGTGTTGCTCGCCGCGAAGATGGGCGTGCCGTTCTGGTTGACGGTGAACGTTAGCGGGATCGTGGCGTCCGACTCTTTGACCACTACCACGCACACGTTGAAGCTGCCTGAGCGGGCTGCCGCGTAGATCAGTGCCACGTCGGTTCCCGTGGCTCCCGTGTTGATGCTGAAGCCTATCACGGGGGGCGTGGGGGCGAAGGTCTTCTTTAAACCTTCGAGGAATAATACCCACGTGCGGCTTATTTGCCCTTTCCATCCTGAGGGCCAACTGTCGAACCAGTCTGTCTGTACCGGGACAAAAGATATCGGCGTGGCGCTCTTCGGGTCGTAGTTGGTGAGCGATTTGCCCGACAGTTTAGCCATGGCTCCGCCGCCTCAAAACGTCCCAGGGATGACTTCCAGATAGGCGTTGGCCAGCGTCACATCAATCCCCGAGGCCACCTGTTGAGTCGAGTACGTGTTCCACGTCTGTCCGCTCGTCTCCGAGGACATCAGTGTCATTGACACGCCTTGCCCTGTTGGCTGCCAGTCGATCAGGGCCCACACCCTATCCCTTGAATATGAAAGCCTTTGCCAAAAAATACGAGCGAGCCCCAGTAGATCGCAATCGATTTCGAACCGGGAGAAGAAAGACCGCTTCCGTTCCAGTGTTAAGTGCGGTGCGATTCGAACGCGGTAGATGGTGGTCCCGTTGTCGTTCAGGAGCGTTTCGTCCTGCACGTAGATGTTGCCGTTTTGCCAATCCTGCACGTAGTGCTTCTCGGTGTTCGTGCCGCCCAGCGCCGCCACTGCGTGAAAGCGCTGCCGCTGGCAATTGAAGACCGGGAAAGAATTCGCGTCGGTCGTGCCGTTCCACCAGCCGCGCTGATGCCAAGTGCCGGTCGTGAGATCGTAGGCCCACGTGGCTCCTACGCTAGGCGTGGCTTGCGTTGCGCCCGCGATCACAGTGCTGCCGCTGGGGAAGTGGATCACGTAGAACTGGTGGCCGCGATAGATCTCGGTGTAGGCTATGGCGTCTTCAACGGTCGTGTACGACGCCCAGGCGATCTCTACTGCCGCCGTCGATATGCGTTGCGGGCGGAAGCCCACCGCGAGGAACGCCAGCCGGTCTCCGCGCCGCACGTCGCCGCCGATGAATGCTAGGCCTTCGCGAGAGACGCGCCACGCTGAAGGGAGCCGCGCAGCCATAGTGCATGATGGCGCCGGGGTCGGGGGAAAACGGGGTGGCCGCCGCGCCGGTGTCCTGGAACACTTCGCTCGATTCCAGATCCCCGAAGGTATAAAGCTCCTGGTGATCGGCTTGCATCGCGGCCACGTTGTCGGGGTACGAACTCTTCGAGAAGTAATCCAGCGGGTTCCACTGCGTGCCGTCTTCGTTCGCGCTGAACTGGATCTGGTTCGAATCCGGCGCGTTGGCGAAGAAATAGCCGTCGAGGAACGCGCCCTGGAACGCTTTGAGCTGCGCGTAGGGCGCCGCGTAGAGCCACTCGATACCTTCGCCGCCGGTGGATCCGACAGTGCCCCAGCTTCCGCCGCCCTTGGCTTCGCCGCTGCCGTTGACCGAGATGATGACTTGCGACTGGACGATGAAGCCCGTGCCGGAGGTGATCTGGATGGTTTGGCCGACATCCGAGGCGTCGAAAATGCCGCCGCTCGGCCCAGTCAGGAGAGTGTCGTCGGACCCGTCAATGGCTAAATCGAATTGCTGGATCGAATAGTAGATTGGTTGCGCGCCCGAGCCGCTGTCGAGCCATCCGAGGCCATCGCTGGCGATGAAGAGTTGGTTGCCGTTCGGGAAAAACTGCGCGGGGTTGCCGTCGTTGCCGATGTACCCGTGGTCGATGAACGTGGGGGTGCCCGTAAGCGGCGCGCGCGTCATCTCGTAGGCGTGGCTGCCGGATGCCAGGAACAGGCGATGGTCGCCAGGCCAGAGGCCGCGGCCAGGCCCTGTAGGCGCCGTGCCAACGAGCGCGATGCCAGGCGTGCGCACCAGGCACGCAGGGCCTTTCTCGGGGCTGCCAGCGATTGGCTCGCTGTATCTCCCCATGAGCAGTTCTGAGGAAGCCGCTACGGATGCCAGGGTGGACGAGCTGCCGCTGGTGAAGCTATCGAACTTGATGGCCGTTCTCCTTCTCTTGCTTCGGCGCGCAATCGCGGCAGTGCTCGCCGGTCCATCCGCGCCGGTCGGCTTCACGCTGCATGCGGCTGGGATCTTCGCGCGTGACCATCGCGCCGGCTACGCGCCGCACGACGAGCGCGCGGTGGCCGGGGATCACGATGCGGCGCTGGCAGCGGGCGCATTGCAGATGGAGGTTGGCAGGCATGGTCAACTCGGCAGAGTGCCAGTCATGTAATTGAAGTCCCCGCGACGCGAATTGCCGTCCGTGCCCCAATCCGCGCTCGCGATCCTTGGGCTTTTCACGTTGTTCCCCTGGTATGCTTTCATGGCGTCTCGCAACAGGATCGGGAGTTGTCCAGGCATCTCAACTTCGTAGGCGTCCACGAGCGCACGGGCGAGCGTAAATGCCAGTGCATTGAATGCGGCCGGAGGAGCGGAAAATTTCACGTTGATGCTTTGGAACTGGCTGAGCGTCTGCCATGTTTCGAGGCGCAAGCCAAAAGCGGCAGCCGGCACTGGCCACAGCCAAAGCGCGCCGGAATCCCACGACGTTTGATACCACAGGTCGGTCGGCACATCGGAAGTTATCCCCTTCACGGACTTGTTCGCCCACCATGCGCTGTCGCGGAGGTTCAGCGGCAGATCGACGTTGGTGTTCACGTTGGGCGCGGAGACCGGAGGCGGCCCGAAGCCCGTGAGCACCAGTGCGGCGCTTTCAATGCGTACAGGCCGCACGGCTGCCGCGAAGTCGGGAGCCACGAGGCCGGGGCCGATCAGATGCGGCTGGTGGTAGGGTGTGAGCGTGTATTGGGTGAACGTTGTAGCGAAAGCCTGAGGGCGGCGAGCGGCCCATTCATCGATAATTTGGTTGAGCACGCCCAGCGCTTCCTGGTACTGCGAGGAGCTGGGGATGCCTTGCGCGCGCTTCACGATCTGCGCGGCCCTCAGAGCCCTATAACACAGGTCTTTGACCAGCCAGGTGCCGAGATTAGGGAGGGGAAGAGATGGGGCGCTCATGGGGTACAATCGAGACGAAATGCGAATTACTTATCGAGACGGATGGACGGAAACGTTCCTGACCGCTACGCGGGTGGTGTTCGACGGCGGCAGCATGGCCAGGATCTGCCGGATGGAACAGGACGGGCCGTCGGACGTGCCCAGAGAACGGGTGATTGTGTGGACGGCTGCGAGCCAGATCGCCGAGATCTACGCTGTATAAGCTATGTCTTCGGCCCAGGCGGCGGCGGCGCGGGCGCTTGCATGCCGACAGGCACGGAAGACCCAAGGATCTCGGACTGGAGTTCACTAATGGTGACCAGCGCGTCGTTGGCCATCTGCGGCAGCCCTTCCGGTATGGGCCGGCCAAACGGAATGCAGAGAATCAGCGCCAGCCGGTTCACAATGCAGGCCGCAAACCCCGGAGCCAGGTTGATGGCGTCGGTCAGGTTCACAAACTGCACGATCTCCCGATACATCCAAAGCGAGACGTTGCCCGCGGCTGGCATGGGCGTGACGTAGATGTTGCCAGTGGGATAGCCGTTGTCCCACAACAGGCTCTGCACGTACAGCCCGACGCGCGTCTTATCGCGTATCCCCATCCACTCTTCGGCACTGACGATCTTGGCTTCAGTCTCGATATTGTTCGCGTCGATGGTGGACGCGCTCTTGATCTTCATCGGCCGCGCCACGTTCCAGGTTTGGCCGGTGCCGAAGGTATACGAGGCCGCGCCGGATAGCGCGCCCAGGTAATGCAGCAGGCCCAGCGGCGAGAGCTTCTTGGCACTCAGCGTGTCCAAGTCAAGGTTGGCCCACAGCAGAGCCAGAGCCTGGTCGTTGGCGTTGGGCGTTTCGCCCGCTTGGATTGCGCCAATGCTGGCAAGCGCCGTGTTTAACAAGTCCTGGACTTGGAGAGCCATTTATTCTCCCTGGGCCACGGGGCCGCGCGCCGGGACGGCGGGCGCCAATTGGGGGCGGCGGCTGGGCGTAGGCGTGCCGATGATGCCCGACTCGCCGATGGTCTCCATGTGGAGCTTGGCCAGGCCCATCTTGGTTTGCTGGGCGCTGGCAATGGTGGCCTCCGTGAGCTTCGCGCCGGCGAACTGGCCGGCGATGGCCACGGCAAGGTTGAATTTCAGATAGGCGAGGTATCCGGCAGGCAACACCACGGTGTCGCCGATGGTCATGAAGTCGGTGAGCGGCTTCAAGGACCACAGTTCCAAGGACCCGCCAGTGACCGGTGCGGGCCAGAGGAACAGATTCGATATGGGGTCCGCGTAATCGCAGCAGATCCACTCGGCGAACAGGCCGGTCATGGACCGGTCGGGGATGGCCGAGAACTTCTCGGCAGAGACAATCTCGCATGGCTGGGAGGCATTGTTCGACGCGAGCGTCACCGCGGCGCGCAGCTTCTCCGGTCGCACCGTGTTGAACGTGCCGGTCGGCCCCATGGTGTAGGTAGCCGGCCCGGTCAGGTTAAACGTTTCGTGCGTGACCTGATAAATAAGCTGGCCTTCGGCGGACGACGTGTCCACGAGCTCGTTGAGCGCGTCAAGGCAGTCGGAATACTCGTTGGTCGCCATCGAGCGGCCGGCTGCAATTAGGCTGAGGAGTTTACACGCTGGATCGATGATGTATTGCTGTACGGTCATGGGAACCTCGGAAAACGGGGACTAGGGGCTGGGGGATGGGGGCGCGGGGGGCGCGGGACTACCGCTTCTTCTTCAGAAGCTTGGCATCGATGGCGGCGGCTTCCGCGCGCTCGCTGGCATCGAGTTCGACTTCGGGCGGTTCGCTCGCGAATGCTACCGTCACATAGCCGGCGGCTTCAAGCTCTGCCTGATGCGCGGCGGACGTTGCCGTTTTCACGACGCGCGCCGCATGGTCGTGCATCGCCTTCGGGAATTCCTGGTGGCGGTACGGCGCGGCGGGCGGCTTGTTGAGATCGAATTCCTTGATGGTCTTGGTCTCGCCGAAGCGCGCCAAAATCTGTCGCATGTGCTCTAACTCTTCGCGGGTCGGTTGATTCTGCTGAGGCATGAAATCCTTTGGGTAGCCATAAACGGCAAGCTCGGCTTCCCTGCGTTGTTCTCTGGTGAGATTGCTTCGCCGGACGAATCCGGCTTCGTTGATGGGCATGGTACAGAAAAAGCCGGGCGCGCGTGCGATGCGGAGGCGCGCCCGGAATGGGTCAGTACGCGTACAAATAAGGCCCCACCGCACTTGCGAATGCGGTCGGAACAGTCAGAGCGGGAACCGTGCCGAAGGTGGCCCCGGTCTGCCCCTTGGTCAGGCGGTTGTCTTGCGTGCCGGTTACCAGCATGCGCACAGTGTCGGAACCCACGGAGTCCTGGAAGCAGCCGTAGTAGGTCGCCGGTCCCACCGCGAAGTACTTAGCGGTGAAGGCGAAGGCCTGGTACACCGAGGCCGTGGCCGTGGTCACGCCGGTGAGCGCGCCGTTTGCCAGGGCGATGCCCGAGCTGTCATAGAGAATCGAATAGCGGTGGTCGTTCGTCACGGTCGTGCCGTTGATGAACGCCAAGCCTGTCAGGATCTTGTTGTACGGTAGCTCGAAGGCCGTGCAATAGAGCGTGGTAGCTCCTACCGAAGTCCCGTTGGTGTTGAGGGATGTGTAGGCCACCGCGCCGGGATCGGGGAAGCTGAGCCGGTATTCCGTATTGGTGTTCTGCGTGCCGACGCCGTTGACCCAGACGCCGCCGAGGCAGTCCGAGATGACTCCGGTCTCCACGTTGATGGAGGGGAGTACCAGCATATTGGCGCGCGTGCAAGAGCCGCCGGCTTGAACCGGAGACCCGCCGACGCCCGCGTTGTCCGACGAACCGGTGAAAAAGTAGTTGGGCTGAGCGGCGAATACCAGCGCGCCGGAAGCGTGCGTGGTGGCGGTGGTGCCGCCCTGGCCGCGCGAAACAGTGACGGTCGTGCCGCTCACCGCTTCCACAACCATCAGTTCTTTGTCGATATACAGATCGACGCTGGTGGTCTGCGTGGGGGCGGTGATGCCCGTGGCGCTGGCCACTACGATTTGGAGCTGTTTGGCCTTAGTAACGGCCGCCGATAGAGTCGTCGGCGTCAGAATGGTCTGGCCGAAGGATGCGATGGCCGCGAAGGCGGCGAGCGCGGAGAGCGTGAGAAATTTCTTCATTTGTCGTTTTTCCTAGGAAGGGCAGGCGGCCCGGATCTCCAGGCCGCGTCCCTTAGTTATCTTACGCTCCAACGATGCAGCAGGCGCCGTTGTCCTGGTACAGGTTGCCAAATCCCAGCAAGCTGTCCATGCGGTTGATGTCCATACTCCGCACCGGGTCCCAGGCCTTGACCTTGCGCACGGCGATGCCCGTGTCGGGGTCTTGCGCCTGACCGGATTGCTCCACTGCCTTGGGCACGTAGAGCTTGCCGCCGACCAAACCGAAGGCGAAGCGGGAGAGTGCCAGACCGACAGTGCCAACCTTGCCGTTAGGCGAGGTCGTGCCGGGCCACAGGGTGAGCGCCGCGCCGTTCACCGGCAATGCGTCCACGTTCTGGTACTGGCTGCCGGGGCCGTAGATGGCGGGCAGGATGTTGATGGTGTCCGCGCTCCCATCGAGCGTGTAGTTCTGCACGACGGTGAAGGTCTTCGCGGTGAGCGGTCCGGCCGTCCGGCGAGTCATCGGGTTGACCGCGTTCACGTTGGCGATGGAGAACTTGTCCCCAGCGTTCAGCGTATCCAGGTTGGTCCCGGTGATGATCAGTGCGGTACCGGATTGGTTGGCTCCGGTCACTGTGACCGTGCTGGCCCAGGTACCGGCAGTCTGCGTATAGAGCGAATTGGATTCGAAGAAGCTGAAACCGGCCAGTTTGCCGATGGAGCCTTCTTTCCACATGCGCACGATCTCATCGTCCGGGTGGAACACGCTGGTGATGTTGCTACCCAGCGAGGCCATCATGGACGAGCTGATCAGCGCGCAGCGCTTGCCGGGCGGGCAAGCCTGTTGCTTCATGATCTTCCGCGCACTGTAGTAGGTGCTGACGGAAGTCGGGTCGGTGCCCAGCACGCCAACCACGTTTGAGGCGTTCTGGTAGGCGAAACTCGCGCAACGGCTGTCGATCTCTTGCGCCATGGCGGCGGCGCAGGGGTCCCAATAGTTCTCGCGCAATTCCTCTTCGGAGCGTTCCAGCTTGACGGCTTTTTCGTAGTCGTCCCATTCGAAACCGATCTGTAACCACTGATCGAGAGAGATCGTGGTGGACAGGCGGGCGATCCCTTGCGGGTCGTAGCCCATGCCGTCGGTGACGGTAGGACGCCACGGGAACTTGATGGTGACGGAACTGCCCGGCGCGAACTCCTTATTGAAGTCCTTTTCCCAACTGCGATTGAAATACTCGGCTGCTACCAGTTGGTTGAGCAACAGCCGCAGGATCTCCATAGAGACCCACGAGGTGTTCAGAAATTGATTAGCCACGGATTACCCTCTGCGGCGCGCCAGGTCGCGTGCATTGGCTGCACGGGAATAGGCCTTGAAATCGCCGCCGGTTGAGGCGCTTTCCACCGCGTCGAGAGGTGCGCTGGCATGGCCAGACACTTCACGGGGCGGGGCGGGCGCTTTGGATGCGGTTTTAGCTGGCTGGAAACGTCCGGAGGTATCGCGGGCTGCGGTCTCTGTCTCTGTCGCCGTGTCGGGCTTTCCCGCGCCCTTGGCCAGCTCGTCTTGTACAAGTTGCTCCATGAGCACGATCTTGCGCACGGCGGCGCCGGGGTTCGACTTGGCTAACGCTACGAATTCCTTCACGTCGGCCTTCGATCCCAGCGAGTAGAGCAGATCCACAATCACGGGAGACTGATCGATCAGCGCACTGACCACGCCAGGTACGCCGCTGTCGGCCGAGAATATTCCCTTGGCCGTGGCGACGATGGTGTCGCCGGCAGTTTCGCCGTAGCGCTTGTTGGCGTCCGCAACCTTGGCTGTCAACTCGCGCTCTTGTACCTGCCGCGCTTGCTGAGTTTGAAAGTCGGATACCGCCTTGCGCGCCTGGTACGCGGAGTTCTCTTCGTGATACTTCTCAATGGCCGCCTCACGTGATTCCCAATCGCCCTTCCAATTTTTGAAGTCCGGCTTGACCGGAGGCTTCAGGAGATCGGAGGGTTGGGTGGGCGCTGGCGCGGCGGATGGGGCCGGTTTGACATCTTTGTCGCCTGCGGGGGCCGCGAGGGTGGCTTGCGCTTCGCGCTTGTACGTTTTGAGTTCACTCGGAGTGAATCCCGCGCGTTTGAGATCGGCCAGAACTTCCTGGAGTCTGGTTTCCGCGGTGGAACGTTTCGGTTCCTGCTTATGGGTACCCGCTTCCGGGGCGGGGGCAGTGTTGTCGCCCGGCTCATCGCCGGACGCGGAGGCAGATGCCGGGTCTGCGGTTTTCGGCTCCGGCGCGCGTCCCTTGAACCGCCAGGCGGCATAAGCCGCGGGGTCCTGGGGTGCAACGCTGGTGAGGGGTGTTTCCGCGGGTGTCGATTCCGCGACTGCTACGACGGGTTCTGGCATAATTCGGTAACTAAGCTTGTGGGGGCTGCTGCTGCGCGGCCTGCTGCGCCTGCGCCGCCTGCTGGGCGGTAGCGTCCTGCGCGGAGGCCTGCTGGTCGGTGGCATGCGCCTGCGCGCCCTGCTGTAAGACGGCGCTGTGTGCTTGATCGGAACCCTGGAGGCCTGCGGCATGCGCCTGCGCCTGCTGCTGTAACGATTGCGCGTTGGCGTGATCCTGAGCCTGGGTCGCGACTTCGTGCCCGGTGTCCAGATACTTGTGGGCCAGGTCGCTCACGAACTCCATGCGCTCCGAAAGGTTTTGAGCCTGGGTGTTGATCTCGGCGATGGCGAGGGCGTTCTCCTCGCGCATCTTTTCGATCTGCATCTTGTACTCGTTATCGACGACGTGCCCGGCCTTCTCCAGTTGGAGCTTTTGGAGTTCGCCCTGCATGGCCTGGAGGAGTTGGCCTTGCTGCTGCATCTGCGCCTGCTGCTGCGCGGCCTGCTGGCCAGCCTGCGCCTGATTGGCGGGCGGGGATATAATATCCGCCATTTCGTCGCCCTTCGGCCCCAGCTCTTTCATCTGGATGGCCAACGCGAGCAGCTTGGCGGCCTGCGGCGGGGCCACGGGCAGCGTCTGGAGGTTCTGTATCAGCAAATCGAGAAAGTCGCTGGCGGCCTGCTGTTGCGTTTGCACCGATGGGCCGGTGGATACAGCCACATCGTGGTCGGCGTCTTCTTCGATGGGATAGTGACGCATCTCGCCGGACTGCGCGTCCAGGTACGGCTCGGCGGTGTTGAGCCGCACGATGTCGTGCGAGTCGTCGGGCTTGCGCAGCGCTTCGGTGCGTTCCGTGTCGCCGCCGTAGGTTGAGGCAACCCAGGAGTCGATCACGCGCCCGCCGTAAGCAACGGCCCGGTCGTAGCCGTCCACGAAATGAAACGAGCCGATCTCCTGCTGCTGTTTGACTTCCTGCAACGCTACTCCGCTCTTCTGGTTGTCGCGCTGTGCAGCGGTTGGCAGCGGGCTGATGCCCATGGCCGCCTGAATCGCGCGCCTGCAGGAATCTTTGGCGACTTCATAGGCGGCGAAGTTGGGGGTGAAGTTTTCGCGGGTCGGCAGAGGCAGGACGCCGCCCGTTGCGCCGTCGATCACCACGTCCGCCTGGAGGTAGGCGTGCGGGATCTTGGTGCAACTGTCCCAGGCTTCCTTGTCTGTCTCGAACTGGCCGACGTAGCCCTTGTAGGGCGACTTCGGCGTGAGCCCAGCCTCCTCCATCTCTTGCGAGTTGAGGTAGGCGAGAGACATCTGGGGATCGCGCGCCAGGCGCGGCAGCGAAAACAGAATGCGTTTAGCAATGCCGCCTTCGTCCACCCAGCGCTCCAGGCCGATCATCGGAATGATGGGGATGTGAGTGCCCGGCTGCGGGTTGCGCTCCAGAATCTCCACGCCGTTGGTGAAGTACTGCATCACCGTCTTCTTCTCGATGGCGCGCCGGCCTTTGGCCTTCTTCCGGATGGTGGTGGTGATGACTTTCCAGTACTCGGCGGTCAGAACCGACTTGTCCTGTATCCAGTCCTTCGCCAGCAGCATGTGCTCGGGGGCGAAATCGGTGATCTGAGCCTCCGGAAACTGGCGTTTGAAATCCGCCTTGAGCATCGGGTCCAGAACGAACACCGCGCTGGCGTCGGACCAGTCCGGCTTTTTGCAGTCCGGATCGTATAGGACGCTGTTCGGGTTGCCGATGGCGGAAATGGTGATTTGCTGATCGTCGTTCTCAGGATCGTCGGGGGCGACATACTCGCGGCCGATGCGGAAGAAGCCATAGCTGCCTTCCACCATCTGCTGGAACGCGGTGAGATACACCGAGGGACCGTTGGACCGATATTCGATTGCGCGGATGAGGTTCTGGCGCGTCTCGGCGGTTTGGTCGTTCGAGTTCTTGCCGCCGGGGCTGATTTTAATGCCACGCTTGTTTTCGCGTACGGAATTGACCGTTGCATTTACGTACTGTCCGAGCTCATCGTGGGATACGCACGGGCGCCCCGCTTCCTCCCTTGCACGCCTATCCTTGGCTTCCCAGGGATCGCCACACACGTACCGTAGGTCGGTATTCCTTTCATCCTTGCTCTCTTTCCACCTATCCGTGAAATAAGTGAATTTAGCGCGAATTTCCCTCAGCAGCGCCTCATCCTCAGCACTCACGTCCTGCAACGGCGGATTGATGGGGTACTCGGAGTCACTCGTTTCGGATTGGTCAAATGCGGACATGGGTCAGGCGTTAAACACAGTGGCAGGCTCGTCGAAAATAGCCATGAGAATCAGGCGCACGCGAGCCAGGCGCGCGCGGTCGGCGTCGTTGGCGAGCGGATGCTCGGCGGAAGCTAGGAGATAGTCAAGCTGGTCGTGCAGAACATCCGCAAGCGAGGCGGCTTCACAGACGCGGGGCAGTTCGGCGAATGCTGGCGCCATAGCAGCGTCACGGGCAGTCGGGGCAAGTTTCCTGGCAGTCCCCTAACGCCTCGTTGTAAGTCCAGCCGGCATTGCGCGCCGCGAAGATGGCGTTGGCCTGGTTGACGGCGGGGAAGGCTTCGGTGCGCGTGCATTTCTTGCAGGTCAAAATCAAATGACCCTGGCCAAAAGCCTCGTTCACCGCGGCCTGCGCGGTTTCGATGTCCAATTCGCGGGCGTCCACGACCGGCTCGGTTGCAATCTCCGGCACATTGAACGGGTGCAGCATGCCGTCCGGTCCCACTGTGGGAAGCTGCTGTGCTTCCGCCATGGCGCCGGACTCGGACATATAGGCGTCGAGCGGCTTGGCGTGGAAGGCTAGGTACGGCTTCATCGACTCATACATATCGCGCCGCGTTTCGGGCTGCGCGGCGGTGAGCAGTTGGCGGAAGTGCTCGTGATCTCTCACGTAGCTTGCTAGCTCGTTGCACAGGCGCATCGGGTTGTCGAGTGCGCCGAGGCCGGCGGATGCCAGCAAGCGGTTCAGCGCGTGCTTCTGTTGTTTGGTCTGGTACATTACGCTGCGCCGCCGCACATGGGGCAAGCCGCGCCCGCGAGCGTGTTCGCGACGGAAGTGGGCTTGCGCGCTTTGGGAAGCTTCGGGCTGAGGATGCTCTGCGCCTTCGCTCTGATCGTGGACGCCTGGATGGGCGAGAGCTTTCCGGGTGTCTTGATGGGCGGTAGTTTCATATACTTTTAACTCCAGGGGCTTGACGGCTGCATGCGCCGCCGTTCAGCCGGCGGCTTGTCCGCCTTTGGCTGTCTCACTGCCACGGCGGCCCCGCAAAAAGCGGACGACGCGTGTGAAGCCCAGTCGTGCACGGGCTTTCTCTGCGCGACTCCCTCTGCACTGAGCGGAGGCCAGCGGTAATGCCGTAGCGCCTGCAAGCCATCCGCGCACTTCACCGCGTCGAAGCGGCAGGTGGGGAAGATGGTTCGCGCCGCGTTGAGCTGTTCTGTCACGAGCATCTTCGGCACCAAGCGCGGCTTACGGCCGGCGTTGCGCATCAGTTGCTCGATGGACATCGATCGATCCCCGGCCAGCCTGCCGTGGATGATGGTGTCTATCCCGTCGTGCGGTATCCAGTCGGTGCCGTACAGATAGCCTTTGTTTTGGAGCTGGATGACGTGGTCGGAGATCTCCAGCCGGTTGGCTTCCAGATGGTCGATGAAGTTGTACCAGCCGTCGTAGGCCTGCAGGAACCATATCGAGGTCGGATCGCCGAATCCGAGATCCCAGACGGTGTCCACTGGGCGCGTACGGTCATACGGCACATCGCCGATTCTGCCGGCGGCGGCCGCCGCCTTCAGTTCGGGTCCAAATATAGCGCCTTCGACGGCGCTCTTAGGTTCGCCTTCGTAGATATTGAGGTAAGCGGCTTCGTCGGTGTCTCTCAGATGCGCGATGCGCGTCTTTGAGATTTCGGACAGCCACACGTTATCGCGGTAGCTTGTCTTTACCACTACGGCGCCCGGCGGAGGCGTCAGTATCCATCGCTTGTAAGTCTCATCGGTTTCCAAAACCGGATTGAACGAAATCCAAATTTCGGAGCCTGCCTTTCGAATGGTCGGGAGTAAAACCTCCCAGGAATTGCGAGAGACAGTGGCCGCCTCTTCCACCCACACGCCATCCAACGCCTCGTATGACTTGATCTGTGCGATGTTGTGAAGCAGGCCGGCAAACACGAATTCGGTGTATCCCGGTGTTTCGAGTTTTGCGCCGTGCGGGCCGGTGGCGTGCGCCACGGTGCCTACGATGCGGGCCTTCTCGACGCGGTAGCATTTCGACAGGCCTAGCTCGGCTATCTGCTCTTCGAGCAGGTGGTGAACCGACTCGGCGAGAGACTGCATGGTCTCGCGGGCGCAGAGGAACCGCAGCTTGTGTTGCGCGCCGATAATGAGCAACGCGCGCGCTATGCTCCACGATTTGACGCCGTCGCGTCCGCCCCACAGAACTTTGTAGGGGTGCGGCTCGAAGAGGAACTCCAGCTTTTCGGGGAACTCGGCTCTCATGCTAGGGTGTAGTCATACCCTTAAATCCGACAGGCGGCAGACGTTGTAACCGGAACGGTACGGGAGTCTGGCCGGCACGCAAAGTGGCACGCGGCAACACCGTAAAGCCGCCCGCCTTAAGCTTCAGGCGCCGTCGCCTTGACGAACACGACTTCCAGCCGTGTGTCGATGGCCGCGCCATCCTTGCCGGTGACTTCCAGCTTCTTGCCGAACTCTTCGGGGAACGCGCCGCGTAGCAGCATCTGGTGCAGGCCGCTATCGCGCCGCTTCACGTGGCCGCACAGAACACCCTGGTAGAACACAGGCTCCGTCCATCCCACGGTCGAGAACTCGATTGCCTTGTCTTTGAGAAACTGCCGCGCCACGAGGTGCGCGCGCTTGAATGCCTCGGCGTAGGCGGGGTACTCCTCAATCCATCGATAGTGGTTGCGCACGCCGATCTGGGCCGCGCGGGCCGAGGCCGTCAGGTTGGCGCTCTTGCGGTATGCGGCCAGGAAGGCGCGTGCTTTGGCGACAGTCGAGAGGAGCGGCTTCCGTTTCATTCAGTCTTCGAACGAGCCCCACCAGCGCCAGAACGCCAGCGTGGCAGTATCGCTGATCGACGCGAGTAGGCGGGCCTCTTCGGTGGTTGAAATTGCCTGAGGCTGCTCTTTTTCAACTGGTTTAGGCATCGCATACCGAACTGCGGAGCGCGCGGTTTTCGAGCACTGACACCCGCTCTTCAATGTGTGACGTGCGGTCGCTCAGGGTGAGATGCAATTGCAGGATCTGGGCGCGCATCTCGGTGCGGATCAGCAGCCACAGTACGGCCCCGGCCGGAAGCACCACGGCGGCAACGGCGGACACGATTGAGGGGAGGGGTAGCATGGGAAAAACGGGTGTGGATGGTGCTGGGTGCTGGGCTGCTATGCGGCTGCCGCGAGTGCGGCCGGTGCCAGGCAATGCGGGCTGAACCAGATGCGCTCGCGCTTGGCGTTCTCCATGCCGGGGCCAGTGTGGCGTGCATTGCGTACCCGCCGTGAGCCTTCCATGGCACGCAGGCCCAATCGTCGGGCATCTGGTGTTCGCCTTCATAGCCGCAGAGAGCAATGCGTAGCTTGGGGTTGTCGCCGTTGGCGATGGCCCATTCTCTGACTTCGTGCGCTACGGTCAGGCTGTCCATGGCGTATATGTTGGCGGTGCGCTTGGCGGTGTCCGCATAGGGCGGGTCCAGGAACACGCCAGTGAGGCCGTGATTGAACGTAACGCACGGGGTGGTTACGCGCTTCCAATCGCCACAACAGACGCGCACGCGGCGCAGCCGCGCGGCCAGCTCGTTGAAGTATCCGACTAGGTTGGCGCAGCGTTGAGCGTGTACGCCCATGCCTGCATCGCTGAGGTGCGGTCGCTTGCGATGGACGCCCATGCCTGCACCGCTGAGGCACGGCACCTGGTGGCTCGGTCGCTCGTCGCGACACCACCCGCTGCCGATCCATGCGGAGATGCCCCACACCCACCAGCCTGCAATCTTCGAATCGAAGTAATCCGGGTCGGCCTTCATGCGCTCGCGGAACTCTTCTTGCTGCGTGAGCCACAAGTGCCGCGCCTGCATGTCGGCTTCATTGACCGGCCAATCCGCGGCCAGCGCTACGGCTTCGGGATCGTGTTGCAACGCCCGCCAGAAGTTGGCCAGCATGCAATCAAGGTCGTTGACGGTCTCGGTGTGCGGCTCATCCGGCCGGCTCAGCAGAACAGCACCCGAGCCGAAGAACGGCTCGACGTAGTTCTTGACCTCGCCAAAGCGCTCCCAAACGAAATGGGCCGCGCGGCTCTTGCCGCCGAAATACGGGAAGGGGGCTTTTATCACGCCTTCAGCAACTCGGCTATGTCCAGTCCCCAGAACCGCGCTTCCATCGACATCTCGTTGCAGCGCGCCTTAAAGCGGTCGCGGAACGTGGATAGGTTCGATTCGAGCTGCGCAATCTGCGCGGCCTGCATGGCCTGGTGGGCTTGGAGTGCATCGGCGACAAGCACGGCGCGCTGTGCCATGCCCGACGCCTCGGCCAGCTCATTGCTCAGGCTTGCGTTTTCTATGCCTGCATCAGTGAGCGCGCTTTGGTAACGCGCACAATGCGCGCGTAACTGGGAAATCGCGGTGTCGCATTCGCGCAACCGCTGGTACAGCTCTGCTTTGGTCAATTGTTCCTTTTTAGCTTTTGAGGGCCAACGCGAACGCGGTGACCACGTACGAGTAAAGCGGCGTGTCCGCCGAGATCCCGCAGCCAGTGGCCACGCCTTGCAGGTACGCTTCGCTGTTGTTTTCGCTGGGCGGCGCCCAGGACATGATGACTTGGCGCAGTGTCCAGCCCTTGGCGATGTCCGCGTACAACTGCCGGTAGCCGGCGACAATGCCTTGCCATGCGGTCGGAAACTGGGCGAAGACGTGATTGCCGACTTTGATCGGCGTGGCGCCCATCTGGCCCGCGAATTCCAGGTCACCGGGGTTATCCAGGCGGCGCGGCACCACGGTCGGGTCGGGGCTATCCCAGCCTTCTTGCTTGGCAATGTAGGCGAAAATGCTGTCGATCGCACTCACGTGAGTTGCACGGAGGCCGTGCTATCGAGCGTTTCGACGGAGATCACGGGCATTACATCCCCGCTGGGCTCGATCAGAGAGCCGACGAGCTTGCCTATCTCGCGGTTCAAGGACACCCCCAGCTTGGGGTAAGCGCCGTCAATGTGGACTTGGATTGTCATAATTGTGCTTGGTTTGGCAGGCTTGCTCTGGGGCATCCAGCACCGCCCGGTGCAGGTCGGCCCAGGCGTGGCGGTTTGGATGCAACCGGGGCAGCCTTCCATCACGCCCGGTACAGGGGAGGGCCAGGGCATCGGTCAGTCTTTCGGAATGGCTTTGCCGCGCAACTTTAGAGCGGCGGCCTTGGCCACGTAGGCGATGGCTGCGAAACCCACGCGGAAGAAAGTGCCGACACCAGGGCGAAACGGCGCTTTGGGATACGCGGTGTTGTGCTCGTGGAGCGGGTTATCGGAAGGCGATGGCATTATCTTGGCAATTCGGTGCAGCGCTTCATCCTCTGTAATCCAATTGCTCTTTAGGAGGTCCGCAGTGACGCACTTATTAAATTCCCTTGCGAATTGCTCGTTCTTCGGCCCTGCCCATTGCAGTGGATTAGCGGAAGGCGAGGGCATTGACGCTATTTCTCTTCTGGATCGCGGCCAGTTTGGTGCGGTCGCGCGCGGTGAGCGTGACGGGCGCGGTCGCTTGTAGTGCGGCGGTGGTGCGCGCGGCGGCCGTGGCGGGCTGGAACGGAGCCAGGAACGCTTGGATGGCGTCGGTCACGAGGGAGACCCATACCTGGATCGCCGGGTCGGGGATCTGGAGAGACTGCGCGCACACGTCGATCTTGGAGGCTTTTTGGACTGCGGTATCGTTGGCGCCGACTTCGGCGATGATGCACGTGGTGAATGCCGTGGCGGACGCGCCGTAGGTCACCACGTCGGCTTTGAGTGCCGGCGGGATGCCCGGCAGCGATTGGACCAGCGTTTCGGTTGCGGTGACTACCGCGTCGATGGCCGTGACCGCTTCCGAGGTGGTGCAGGCGGTCATCAAAAAAGCGCCGATCAGCAGGACGGGCGCGAAGGTGAGGCGAGAGAGTGTCATGAGTCCAATTATGCGGCTTGCGCCTCGGGACGGCGGGCGGGCGCGAACATCAGGGCCAGGTGCGTGCGGTTCTGCGCGCCGGTCTTCATGCAGATTTTGCTGAGGTATTGCTTGACCGTGCCGGGTGTGATGCCCAGCTCGTGAGCAATCTCTTTGTTGCCCTTGGCTTCAGCCACGAGCGCAATTACCTGCTTCTCGCGGGCGGTCAGTGGGCGCGGGCGCATCTGTTCCGCGATTTGCTCGGGGCTGTAAACGTGATGAAAGCCTTGAGGCATTTACTTGACTAATCTGAAACACTAGCCCCGAGCCAGGCCAAGCCGGCGCGAGCGGGTGGCTCTACGCGACAGTGGCGGGCCAGGCTCGCAGGGTGGGGCTAGCTCTCCCGAAGGAGTGGCGGGAGCCTGACGTACAAATCCTATGCGGCGATGCCGATGGCGGATCCGCTCTTCTGGCGCTCCCACCATCCCGGCCAGGGGCCGAAGGCGGAAGACTGATGCCTGAACACGGGCCGAATCGGGATCACCTGCGCGATTTCGCGCATCTTGGTGACGTGGCCTTTGCTCGACAGCCATTTCCAGTCGCCACGGATGGCGAGCGCGGAGGCCTGCGCGGCGGGAATCCTCACGTCGCGCCCGTGCGTGATGACGCGCACAAGGGCCGCCGTGGAGGCGAGCAGCTTAATCAAATCCGATCTGGATTGTTCGCACATGCACATACGCAGCAATTCCGTGGGACGCCGAGGTAACGCCAAACCAGCCGCCATCCGGCGGCGCGAAACTATGCAGCGAGAGGCTGCGCTTTGGGAACCGGCCGCAAATGCCGCGGGCCGGTACGAGACTGCATGGTGTAGAGGCTGCCGGGGTCCTTGGGGTCGGGAAGGTGCTTCAGTGCAATGCCAACACGCCGCATGAAGGTGGGTACGCCCCACTCTTTGCGGAGTTTGGTCAGGCCGGCGAGGGTGATGACGCGCTGCTGGTCGCACGGAGTGACCACTACACTGTATTGGCGGCCTGGGACGGTACGGGACTGCTCGGGCGGGAGATCGGGACACGCTGCCAGGATCGTGGCGCGCAGTTCCGCATGCCGTTGGATTTTCGGCTTGAACGACTGGATTTCGAAATCCAGGGATGCGAACTCATCGACTAAGAAGGTATCCATAAGCGCAAAGTCGAATGTGGGAGCCTGGTGATCGGTGCGGGTGCCGCGTCCGGCAGGGCCGCTTCCTCTGCCAAGCTCCGGATCTTATCGTCCCAAAATCAGAGCCAAAGGGGAAGTCCCCTAAAGGTCATCCCCCGAATTGGTGACAAAACTACAGGCCAAATTATCTGAAGCCCCGCAGGCAGCCATACTTGATGCTGTGAAGCAAATCTATAAGCGCACAGGCAACACCACCAAGAACGGCGTTACCACGGTGCGCTACGTGCACCTGGTGATCCTGTCGGACCAGGAGCGGGCCATTGTCTGGATGCTGGTGTTGGGCGTGCCGCGCAAGGATATCGCCGCCACGCTCAAGATCGGCGCGGAGACGCTGAAGACGCACATCGCCCGCGTGATGGGGCCGCTACACCTCTACGGCATGACCCAGCTCACCCGCTGGGCACTGACTCACGCAGGGTCGATGGCGGGCGAGGCGGTGTCGCCGGATCTGCATCCTGCAGGGTGCGAGTGCCCCGGCGGCTTTTGCCTGGGCATGCGGCTGGCGCGGAAGATCGGAACGCCTACGGTGGTGCTGCCGCTGCCGGGCGGCCCGCTGTTCGTGGTGGAGCCGGGCGAATGCGCGACATGCAAGGGGCCGCGGCACAAAAGATCAGGCGCGGCGTTGCTGGCGAGTTAGAATCGATTGCGGGGAGTGCACTACGAGGGGGGCCACACGTCACCATGGCCCCCGAGGGTAGTCCAAAAACAGCACAACTGTGCTCATCATAGCGCGTTTGCGGGCTTTTCGCGGGGCCGGGGTTGTGCTCATCGTTACTGCACAGATGGGCAGTCATCCGCACAGGCAGGCCTTTTCTGGTACGTCCCATAGTACTTTTCCTACTTGCGCGCGCGGCCGGCGCGGCGCTACGCTAGCCACCAGAGTTTGCAGCGCCTGGCACTGCCGATCTTCCTCAGAATCGGGCGCTAACCTTGTTTCGGCGCTGCAAACGCTCTCGTAGCGGAGAGAACTCTTGAAATCCACACAAATTATCGAGGTGTCCAATGAAGCGCTGGTGGTGTCGTCTCATGCACAACGCGCTGATGCAGCCCGTCCACGGCCGCGCAATTTGCCGCGTTTGCCTCCAAGTCTGGAGGGTCTTGTGACCTACGACCACGGAATGCTCACGGAGTTGGAGCGCATGGCCGATAAACTTGAGCGGAAAGGCAATAAACCCGTTGTCGTCGCCGCCTTGCGTGAGTTTTGCGCCATGAAGAGAGCTGCGGGCGTGCGCGCCGTGATGGCGCCGGGCATGGCTCCCCCGCATTTCGCAATCCACCTGCCACGCTACTTAGTAGAGCGCCCCCGGTTTCCGGGCACCTGGCGAAAGCGAGGCTGCGTATGATCACCGAAGACCGGCCGGCGAAGGGCACGCTGCGCCTGCGCTGGGCCAACGGCGATGCCGGCAGAGTCAATCTGCCATCCGTGGCTGGCGTGCCGCTCGGCAGGCGTCGATACGTCTGGCTGGGTCCGAAGGTGTGCTTGATACTCACGCGCATCAAAGGCGGGTGGAGCACTACGTGGCGGCCCCCATCGCCGGGAGGTGCGTTGTGAGGCGATCCAGCGCCGAGATCCGGCGTGCCCTAGACAGAGCCAATGAAGCCGCGGCTGCGTGCCAAGAGGGCGACTATCTGGCCGAGCGCGCCGTGCATCTGTATGCCGTCGATCTGCTACGCTGGGCGGCCGGTGAGCCAGGCACGCGGTTTGGCAAGTGGCTCAATCAGCCAAATTCGAAAGTTGTGGGAATAGACAAAGGAGCAAAAGGATGAGTGACGGTAGGATTAATCCGATAGGCGGTACGCAATGAGAACGGAAGCGGAAATACGGCGGGCGCTCGATGCAGCCCGGCACTGGATGAACATCATTGCCGAACAGGCAAAAGCTCGCGACAGCATATTGACCGACGACGAAGAAGCCATCTTTGAGCGCGGGCTGCAGATAGAGGCCGCTCTTGCCTGGGCGCTGGGGGAGGACAGCGCTTACATCGAAGCTTACATCAAGAGTATGGAAGCATACGGAGAGCGAAGCTTACATGGAGAGCGTGAAGCTTAAGTTTTTCGCTGAAATGGGGATTCAGATTAATCCGATAGGGGGCGTGCAATACGTGTGGCAGAAAAACAATGGGGAAACAGCTTTAGACCGCCTGATTGGCTATGTGAAATTGCATAGCGTCGGGCGAAACCCACCTTGCGCCTTCATGGTGCATGAGAACGGGAACCCGTATAGCAGCCGGCAAATCGCGGTTGGACTGGGTTGGACCCATGGGCACACCAAAAATACGATTACCGCCGGGAAGCGAGCAGGCCTGCTGCGCCAACTCGGGCGCCGCGGTGCTATCGGCTTGTCCGGCCAGGTTCCGGGTGCCGTTCGGGTATCCTTATTGTCTTTAGATAACTACTTAGACGAAGAGCTTATATGGCCCGCCTTCCGCGTCGGCGGAGGCTGAGGGGGTCCAGCCTGTGTGCATTCCAGGACTGGTAGAAACGCCGGACGCTTTGGATTCTATTTCAAAAAGAGAAATCAGGACGGGCCAAACCGGTCCACACGTCTCTTTTGAGAATAAAGCTCAAGAACGCGCCGACACAGAGGCGATTGAGCGGGTTAGTTCTTTTGATTTAAATGGGGGGGAAACTCAGTTCCCAGAGCGGTCCGCACGCCCCCCCCAGAATAAAGCAGTAAAACGCACCACAGAAGCCACGATTGTACGAGATAGTGCCGAATCGGAGAAAACGCAATGCCAAACGAAGAAACGGAAACACGCTTAAGCGAGGAGCGCGCCTTTGCGCTCGCATCGCGACTGACACTCATTCCCGAGTTCCCAAACCCCCGCGAAGCTGTTCTGGCCGCCGCGGAATGGCTGGTAGACGTTTGCAAGACGGAGCACCGCGCGAAACGGCTCGTAAACGACGCCACCCGCAACCGGGACCAAGGCGCGAGGTGGGGTGGCCTGCCTGAGCTACAGGATCGGTTCGATGCCATGTTCCCGCCCGTCAAGCTGGGCACATGCCAAGACTGCTACGACTATGGCGTCGTAAACCACGCGATCCACCGCGGCGTGCTGCCGGCGCGCTGGTGCCGATGCCCGGCGGGTGTGGCGCGGCGGCGGCGAGAACCGAACCTGTTGGTGGAGATCAACGCCCGGCAAACGGGCAAGGCTCTTGACGAATTGAGGATAGTCCATGCCGATCTCTTGACGCAGATCAATGAGCGGAAATCGGCGGAGATTAAGGCGCGGCAATCGGGAGGCGAATCATGAGCACAGCGCGCACCGATCGCCTCGCGAAGATTGACCGTCTGATCGATTTTTTAGCGCGGCAGCGCGGCGAGTTCCCGGATCCAGAGGCGAACTGGGGATCGCTAATCGAGTTCGCGGATCTGACCGAGGAGGAGAAAGAGCAGGCTCGCATCGCGCTAGCCGCCTACGACCGGCCGGAACAGCGCGTGGACCGCAGAAAGGGGGCCTGGTGAGGGTATGAGATATTTTTTGAGCGCCCGCGATCACGAAACGCTGCGGCATCTATGCGAGTCGGGGAGCTTGTTACAGGACCTGGAGTCTGGCGCGAGCGTCACGATATTCCGGGTTTTGCGTTATCCGTGGGTTCGCGCGGAGGTCAAACCGTGAACATCCTGCAATACTGCCTGCTCAAGCACTCCGGCCGCACCCCGGCCCAGCTCGGGATCTTCGACGAAAGGCCGGAACCGCCGCTAGGCGCCGGCGTTACCGTCAGCGTGGCCGCGGACGGCCGGCTGGCAGTCAGGTATCGGCTGGGGCACGAAAACGCGCTGTACCGCCTCCAGAGGCCCAAGGATGGCAAAGCACAGCGCAAGTTAACCAAAGGGAACTCCCGCCCGTGACCCAGCTACAGTCGCTGGTGAATGCCCGCATCGCCGCGTTCCTCGCTCGCCAGCGTTGCGATGCCTACGATTATGCCGGCCTGCCGGCGCGCGCGGAAACGCGTGGTACGATGACCCGTGAAGGAGTACTCACTTTGAACTATAGGCAAACTTTCCTCGATTGTTTGATTGGCCTCCACGTGGATGGCTTAACTCCAGGTATTATTCACGCGCTCTACGACGGTATTGCGCGCCACCCGGCGCCGTTCATGACGGCGTGCACGGAAAATTGGGGCCAGAGCGACCAAGCTGGCGGGAGCCGACCGGCGCGGGCAAACCGCAGGCGCCGGCGGCGGATCGTCCGGTTAACCGTTTCGCCGCCTGTTAACCCGGCCGCCGGCGGCCGAGGCGGCGCCGCACATGCGGATCGCGCTTTGCTTTCCTCCGATTCGTGGGGCGCGATCCGTAGCGGTAGAATTTGAGCATGCACCTGCCCACCTGTCTTCTCCTCCTCTCGTCAGCCTTTGTAATCCCGCTCTGCGCGCAGAAATGTACAGTGGCCGCGCCCTGCCTCCGGTACTCGACGAACGGCACCAACACGCTCAACGTGCCCCTCCCGGCCGGCTGGACGATCAACCAGTCGGGCAGCTCGGCGGCAGCGCTGGTGCCGGCCGCGCCGGCCATCACCGCGACAATCGCCGGCGGGACCATGACGTTTGCCTGCGCGGGGCTATCTCAGATCCCGCAATTTGCCGGCATGCCCTGCCCGCCGGCCGTCAAGCTTACCGGAGCCGCACCGGCGCCGGGAACGATCTTTGCCGGACTGACCTGGCTGGGGGTTCTCCACGTCGGTCTCCAGGCACCCGGAGATACCCTGGCATGCGGTGGCTGCGCGCAGGATTCCGCCCTCAACCCAATGCCCGGCGAGTATCCTGTTGCCACTGCGCAGATCGAGGCCGGCACAGCCGGCACATTCCGCGCGCTCGAAGCCGCGTGGACTGGATACCCGGCGCTGCCACGGGTGGTTATCCAGACCTGCACAGGCACCGTCACGCAGACGCCTACGCAAGTCCTGGTGGCATGCCAATGACTACGACCCGCTGGAACCATCGCGACCTCGTAGCGCCCGATGGCGATCTTTCCGTTGCGCAGCACGATTACCTCAACTGCCTTCATATTTTCAGGATGCGCGACGGAATATCGCGCGAAGGGCGTCAGAAGTGGGAGTGTATGGGCTGCGGGCGGAAATTCACTGCGGGCGGCCAGGATCGTGGGTTTGCCATCTTCGCGAAGCTCGCCCCGATGTTCGCGAAGCAGTATTCGATCAGCAGGGCCATGCGGGAGACCGGCCACAGCTTTTACGTGGTGCGCAAGTATTTTCGCAAAATGCAGGCGATCAGGCTGGCCGGTGCCGCGTAGCCACAAGATAGCGCAACCAAAGAGAACGCTAGATTTTCGCGTGCTCGATGGGACACTGAATCATGGAAACCGTCACCGCGAGCCGGCAATCGATCAATTTATTTTTCGACACACAGCACCCGGTAAACCCCGCCGCCGTAGCCGATATTATCCACAAGCTGGATGCCGGCGAGCAAATGGACCCGATTCTGGTTGTGGCCGACGTCGGTAACGGCTACATCATCCTGGATGGTCATCATCGCGCGGCGGCATCCCGCGAATACGGTGCCAGCCAGATAGCAGCGTGGGTGGTAGACGCCGAAGACTTCCAGGCCATCCTTGATACCTATTTCAGCGGCGAGATCCCCGGCCGGCTCAGCGATCTGGACGATTACATCCTGGTAGGCGGCGGCGAGGTCTATGGCCGGTAAAAAGCGAGGGCCAAAGCCGGGCTTCCGCCGTCCGTTTGCCTCACGTCCGGCCGCCCGTGTGCCGAAATACTGCACGCATTGCGGCACTCTCTGCGAGAGCATGACCGCCGCCCTTGCGCACTGCCGCCATGACGGCAAGAGAGGCCGCAGGCTCATGTTTGCGGGGGGGGCCCGGTCCGTGCCGAAACGTGCGAGGCTGCGCCCGCCAAACGCGCGCTAAAAGCCACCGAAAGCGCGTAAACATAGGGGATAATGTGAGCAGTGGGCCATAAGCTTTAGGCTCTGGCACAGCCGTTTTAGCGCTCGCCGCCCGCAACGATTCAACGACTTGAAAGCGCCCTAAAAAACCCCTTTAGTCCCGCCCCTGCGCTACGCTCGGAATATGCAGTGCGCCATCTACGCCCGGGTGTCCACCGAAGACCAGAACTGCGACATGCAGCTCCGGGACCTCCGGCAATATGCCAGCCGCATGGAGTGGGATCCAGTCGAGTTCATCGAGCACGCGTCGTCGATTAAGCTCCGTCCGGTCTTCGAGCGCATGATGGCAGCCGCGCGCAGGCGTGAGTTCCCGGTGATTCTGGTCTGGCGCATAGATCGCTGGGCCAGGTCGATGAAGGATTTTGTATTCACGGTCGGCGAGTTGGACGCCGCCAAGGTCCGGCTAATCTCAACCACCGAGAGCGTGGACACCGGCGACGCGAACCCGTTTGCCGAATTCCAGCGCGGCCTGCTAGCGCTTCTCGCCCAGCTCGAGCGCAAAATCATCGTGGCTCGTGTGCGGGCGGGAATGGCATCAGCCAAAGCGCGCGGGATCCACTGCGGCCGGCCGTTTGTGGTGGTGGACCGCTCCAAGATCATGATCATGCACAATGCCGGCTATTCGCTGCGCGCGATTGCCCGGAAGCACAAGATCAGCTACAAGACCGTGGGGCGGATCGTTGCAAGCTGGAAGCCGATATCGAAGCCGGCGGCCTAGGCCGCCCGCTTCTTGCCCGCCTTCGGCCGCCCCATCTTGAGCACGCCCCTCTTGATGTCCCAGTGCGGCTGTTTGCATCGGGGGCACCGGACAGGGCGCGACTCCACCCGCTTCAGCCAGCCGTGCCCGCAACGCAGGCACGCGCAACGCATTTCGTTTAGCTTGATGCTCACGCCTCGCATAATAGCATGGTTTTAGCCACTTCGCAGGGGTTAACCTTCGGCTACATTTATTTTCGCTAAACCTTGACTCAACGCTACTCTTATGCGAGTATACATATAGGAGAGAAAAAGATGATCACTGACCAAGCTAACCACGCGCGTCTCGACGTAGACCGGATATTCGCGTATGCGCGCCTCGACGTAGACCGCATGTTCGCCTCTGCGCGCTACGACGTAGACCGGATGTTCGCATCCGCACGCTTCGACGCAGACCGGATATTCGCCTCTGCGCGCTTCGACTCAGGCCGGATGTTCGCATCCGCGCGCTTCGACGTAGACCGGATATTCGCATCTGCAGAGGGAGGGTACTAACATGGACCGCGATCACGATATGGACCATGTGCATGGACCTTTCCACCTGCGAGAGTTGCTCACGACTCGCGAAGCCTGGCCGGCGGCGATATACGGAGACACTATCGGCGGGCGCAGCTTCACAGACGAAGAGAGCAGGCTTCTCGAGTCTGCGGAAAAAAGAAATCGCCCGATCACGGCTTGCGGTTGGCGCCGGGCGTGGCACAGCCTCACCCGGTGGACGCTCATAAATTGCCGCGTAGAAACAGACGAGGAAATCGCTATGTTTTTGGCTGCGCAGGCTGAAATGGATGCGCAACAGGCTGAAGTGAACTACCGTCGCGTGAACGCGACGGCTTCTCAGGAAACGCATGAGACTACATCCTCTACGTTGGCTCCTGAAAGCCCGCACCGGGCTCTGGAAAGTATTATTTGAGCGGAAACATGATCTCGACTAGCCGACAATCCGCAAACCGGGCAATCATGCCAGCGGTCCTTAAGGGTCTTCGGCACCCTGGCTCCGCAGGTGCAAGTCTGCGACGTTCCGCGTGGGTCAACCTTCACCAACCGCCGCTCAGCATCTTCCGCTTTAACGACGAGCATTCCGATGAAGCCGGACCATCCCGCATCGTGAACGGACTTGGCCAGCATTCCGCCGGCAAGCCCTCTCACGTTCAGGTCTTCCACTGCAATCAGCGCGTATTTGTTGACAATCTTCCGCGACTCCTTGTGTTGAAAGTCCGCGCGCTGATTCCTAACATGCGCGTGCGCCCGCTGCAACTCGCGGACCGCTTTACGGCGGCGATTACTTCTCTTGTTCTTGCGCCGCGCTACCTTGCGCTGGGCGCAGCGGAACCGGGCTTCGGCCTTGCGGTAGTGCCGGGGGTTCTGAATCTCAGATCCATCGGAGAGGACCGCAAAACTGTTCAAACCTACATCGATTCCGGTTTCGGCGGTACTGGCTGGAAGCGGATGAGTATCGCGTTCCACGCTAAAGCACACGAACCAGCGTCCGGCCTCGCGCTTGACCGTCACGGTCTTAATTGCGCCCTCGACGGGCCGGTGCAGTTTGACCTTGATGTGCCCCGCGCCCTGGATACGCAGCTTGCCGGAATCGAGCAGGCCGCAGCCGTCGCCGTAGGACGGAAAGGTGATGCTGTCGTAGCGCCGCGCAGAGCGGTAGCGAGGAAAGCCCGGTTTCTCTCCGCGCTTCACACGGGCGTAGAACGCCTTGTAGGTCTTAGCCACTCGGCGCAACACGTCCTGGCAACAGGAGAAGTTGGCCAGCGTCAGGCAGCCGTCGGCGCGCATCGCCTTCAGTTGGTTCGCCTGATCGTAATAGTTGATGCTCTTGTGGCACGCCTTCCAGGCGTCGTCGCGTTCCTGTTTCGCCGCGTTGTAGAGCGAGCAGGCGTCACGGAGTTCGCCGGACAGGAAGACGGCCTGCGCCTTCGTGGGGATCAACCGGTATTTGAAGGTAACGCGCACAAATCAATTTACCGGGGCAGCCTGAGACAGCAAACTGATTATGCGTCTGGTGCATGGTTCGGGCAGCTAATCTTCCGCTGCCAGCTACAGGCAGTCCCCGAGGCTTAGATGATGCGCAGTGAATTCTCTTGACGCTACGCTACTCTTATGCGAGTATATTAGACGCGATCTCTGCGTAACTTCCTGAAGAGCCCGTGAAATCCGGGCGAAACCGGCGCTTAAAAAGGCCGGTCGGAGGAAATCATGATCTACCAAGTAGAAACAAATCAATCGACGAACCGGGAGGATATCCCTTACGGGACCGTCGTAACGCCGGCGATGCCAAGTTGGGAAGCGGCGCTCGAAGCAGCCAAGCAATTCCGGGCTGCCCGCGATGCAGAATGGAAGGCGCAAGTCGAGGCCATTGACCGTTTCGGCGTGCGGCTCATCCGGCACTGGCCATGGATAGTTAGCGCCGTCGCGCGCGAGGATCGACAATCCGGCTCTACCGCCGCGCCACTGCGCAGGTATGAGATCGCCGCGTCAAAACAGGAATAACCAAAGAGAGCGGTGAATTATCTTGACGCAACGCTGCTCTTATGAGAGTATACATATAGGAGAGAAAAAGATGATCACTGACCAAGCTAACCACGCGCGTCTCGACGTAGTACAGGAGCACAACATGAGCACCCAAACACAAAGCGACTTACAAAAAGAAGAGATGTACGCGATCGAATTCTGCGATTTCGAGCTGAACGGCTACGAGCCGGAGGCCGAAGACGAAGAGATCGAAAACGAATACCGCTGCCCGGTGTGCGAGAGCCACGAGCTGCAATACATGATGCACTACCCGCTGTCGGCCGACGACGCCACTACGGAACTCTACCAATGCGGCCAGTGCGGCGCGATGGGCGAAGCCGACGACTGCCGCGTGGAAGCCGACGAAACTTGCCCGAGATGCGGGACGAAAGAAGGCCGCGAAAATCGCGGAAACCCAGGTGGCACAATATGCCCCGTATGCAACTGGTGGCAGGCCGGTACGCTGCCGCCCGCAATCACGCAAACCGACAACCAGCCGAAAATTGGAGATACCACGGTAATGGAACGGTGGGACCCGGCATCCGGCACGTGGTACGACCGGCAACTGGTCTGGGACGGGAAACAGTATGTTCCCGCCGCGCCCGCGGCGCGCAAGCCCGCGACGACGGAAGACGATGTGGAACGCGCCCGGCGCTACGGCAAGGGCGATCAGGTGGTGGCGGCTTGAGCGGCAAAATCTGCCCGGTATGCGACGGCCGCACGGTCGTGAGGTACGAGGATGCTCTCGATACGAGTAACCCTGAGTTGTGCCCGGCCTGCTTTGGGTCGGGCCGCGCAGGCAACCCGGCGCGCCGCGCGGTTATGTGGTTGGCAATGGGCCTGGGCACCAGTGTGGGCCTGGGTTGCACGTTACTGGTTTTTATTTTAGAGGGAGGCTTAAAATGATGGCAAACGGAACGCAAGCACTTCGCGAGAAGGTCCTCTTCCCGCCAAATCAGCCGGTGAGGCTGGCGCTGAAATACGCGCAGCCCAAGATCGGCAAGTCGCCGTCTGGCGACGACTACGCACTATTCACCACCACCGACAACAAGGTGTTTTTCCTCGACTGCGACGAGGCGCGCGTGATCACCGGCGCGGGAATCCCGCCAGGCCAAGACATCGACGTCACGATGCGCTGGTCGGGCAAGCGCGGCGACCCCAAAATCTACGGGGTTTCGCTGCCGGCGGGCACGGCCGCCTACGGCGCGCAGCCAAACGGCACGTTCGCGGTGCCCAGCACCCAGCACCCAGCACCCAGCACCCAGCCAGAGCCGGAGACCAAACTGGAATGGGAACTGCGGACATCGCTCGAATTGCAAGAGCTGAAGCGCAAGCTGGCGCTGGCAGAGCAGGAAAAACGAGCGGCAGCCGCGCCTCGCGAGCAACCGGCTACCGCTCCAATGAGTCCCCAGGTCAACTCAGGTCAGCCCAGGAACATCGCCGCCAAAGATCATAACACGCCGATGCAGGCCGTCAACCACCTTGCCAAAGAACTGATCGGAATCTACGTAGACGTGCTGAATTGGGCGCGGGAAGAGTACGGCACAGACACCGCGCGGCCGGAAGACATTAGGGCAATGGTGTTGAGCGCGTTCATCAACACGCAGAGAGGCCGCTGACATGTACGCCACCCTGCAGGCCGTGGATCGCCAGAGAGCCACGGCCTGGTTTTTCCTCGCATTTTCGACGGCCTACGGTCTGCGCATCCTGCTGTCGATGCCCGCGAGCGTCCGGGAGCAGGCCGCCTTTTACTCGCTGGGAGTAATCGCGCTTTCGGTGGGGCGGCTGCTGGGGGTGCGGAATCCGGTTCCGTGCCCCGAGCTGCTGCTGCTGGCGGCGGACAGGATCAAGATCCTATGCCTGACATCGTACAAGGCACCGGCGGCCGACGAGTTCCTCCTGGCGTTTGATCGCAACTTCGGCTACGCGGAGATGTGGGTGGGGCGATTATTCCACCTGCTGCCGCTGGTGGGCCGCTTTTTCGAGACGCTATACTTCGGCGAGATGCTCGCCATTCCGCTGCTGTACGTGGCGCTGCCAGCCGAGGCGCGCAAGAAATACGGCGCTGGCGTGATCCTGGTCGGGGCAATTATTCCACTCCTGTACCGGCTTTGCCCAGGCGCCGGTCCGGGCTACCTGCTCCCCAATTTCCCTTTCGCCGTGCCGGCGCTCCTCCACCCGCATGCGCGCATGATCGATGCGGCACTAAACACCACCCCCAGTGGCCACTTCGCCTGGGCGCTGCTGATGTTCTGGTTTGCCAATCGGCACGCGGGCCGCGCCGTGCGGATCGCGGCCCGGTGCTTCGCGGTGGCTATGGCTATCGCCACGTTAGGCACGGGGGAGCATTACGTGATTGATCTGGTGGTGTCGGTGCCGTTCACCGCCTCAATTTGGGCGGCGGTCCATGGGCGGTATCGATGGGCGGCCATCGCCATGGCGGTTACGGCTGTTTGGTGTGTGGGGCTGCGGGATGGCGCTGCGTTGTCGATTGCGCCGGGGTGGGTATGGATGTTGACGGCGGGGACCATCGCGCCGTTCGCACTTTATGGCGCGGCCGAGCGGAGGGTGCTGTGAGCGTCGTGCGGTGCGGACACTGTGGCAGCTTCTACTGGCGTTACTGGGGTGACTCACCCCGGCACGCCCCCCGCGGGTATTGCTCCACCGCGTGCTGGCGGGATCGGCGGAAGAAACCACTTCCGCTTTTCTCCGCGCCCTACTATCGCGCCTGCCTGCTGGCGCATCGAGCGGAAGTGCACGGAACCGACGATGTCAATTCGTGGTTCAATTGCCCCGGCTGCGATCAAATCGAGGCAGAGTACCAAAGGAGCATTACGGGATGAGCACAAGCTACGGCTTCAACATCACGGATACCGGGTTCGAGTGTGGCCGCTGCCGGCAGCGCTTCATCGCGCGCTGCCGGCCGGGGCGGGCGAAGTACTGCCCTGCATGCCGCGAGGCCATCAAAAGAGAGAGGCAGGGGCGGCAATATCGCGAGAAGCTGGCGGCGCGGAAGTGCGCGCACTGCGGCAAGGCCGCGCAGGTAGCGACAATCAATGCCAGCCTGTGCTGGGAGTGCGCGGATTTGCTGGCGCGGCGGATTATGCGGGATGGGAGCTGAGGCGCGAACGAGCGCGGACAGCCGCTAGTTCGATTGTTCGGCCGCCCGGAGGCCTTCGCGCCTTGATGGACTGCGTCTGAGTCCAGTCCAGGTTAGCAGATCAACGGAAAGTGATTGCTGCATTCGCGAGCATCCGGGCGTCGATGCACATATTTATTGCCCGCGTCCTGTTTGCGCTCGGCGGGCACTCGGCGACGATCACCTTCACGGCGGCGGCCAGCGCGGTGCGCACGAGTTCGCCGGATTTCCGCTGTTCGTCGCCCCAGGGGTGGTAGGCGAAGGCATGCTCGATAGCCGCACTAACTTCGGGTGTAAGTTCGGCGGCGCGCGTAATGTCGGGCATCTGCATTTACGCGGCCTCCAAAGCGGCGATCAGCGCCATGTCTTGCGCCACGATAGCCTTGAGTGCGGCAATTTGCTGCGCGGGCGATTGCACCATGGGGACCTGGGACGCGGGGTTCCACTGGCTCAGCCACACCGGGCCGGTGGACGTAGTTGACGCGAGCGCCGTGTTCAGAGCGTTTGCCGGCACGAAGTAACCCGGCGCGCCAACACCGTTCTTTTCTACAGCCTCCACGAGCTGCTGAGCGTTGCCGACGCCGGGGATGTACCACCAGGCGTACTGCTGGGCCACCAGTTCGACAAAGTTGGCCTGAGCCGGATCGAGCGCCAGCGAATAGTCGCCGCCGGACTCCTCCAGCACCACGGGGACCAGATTGGAGCCCCACTCGGGCATGAGCATGTTGGCGACGGCGATGGCTTTTGCCAGCGGGCAAAAGACGCCATCTAAATTGATAGATGGTCCGGCCGGCACTCCCGGAGGAGGCGTGGTCTTGACCATCACGGGCAGATAGCTTGGGGGGGGGTAAACGATTTTGGTTGGCACGCCATCAGAATAACAGACGTGCAAAATTGGGAAGGGGAGGAAGGGGAAGTTCGATGAGGGATTACTGCGACGCCGCCGATTATGACGGTCTAAAGGCTGCGGGCGTGAGCACGATCGAGCAGCCGGCGAGAGAGGCGCCGGACAAAGGCGCGCCGCTGGCCGAGGCCGCTGCCGTGCAGCGGGTGCTGGAGCCAGAAGTCATCGTCATCGTCGCACCAATCGTCCCAATCGCATAGCACGTCCGTGCAGCTTCGCATCGCGTGGCCTAGGCTGTTCGTTGGCCCACGCGCTGCGGATTGCCCGCGAGCGTCTCCATCAAATCAAACGCCCAGCGAATGAGCCAGGGCGCGGCCGCACTCGGCGCGGGCGCCGTGGCTGCGAGGTCGATAAAGAGCTTGGCACCGAAGGCGATCAGCGCGCCCGGCCCTACGGGCACGTAGCGGCCCAGGCGCCGTTATAGCACCAGTTCGTAAATTGCGAGAGACCCTGTGAAACTGAAGACTGCGCGGCTGCGTACAATGCCGAAATCTGCACAGCCATCGCCGTAGAGCTTTCGCCGACAGTGGTACCAAAGACGCCTACTTGCTCGATAGTAGTTCCCGCCTGGAGTGCTGCGATCTGTGCCGCGTTTGCGCTTGACCAGTTTGAGCCGCAGGCGGGGCAGGCGACAGGGGTCGTGGTCGTCAGCCAGAAAATATAGGCGACGGTAGCACCCGAATTGTTCGGGGTCACACCTGCATTGATCATCTGTACGGCAGGATTGTACGTGCCGCCCGTGGCGGAGCCTGCGCATGTGGCTTTGAAAGTGAAGCTGGTGGAGTTCGCGGAAACCGCCGTGCCGTTGATGTTATAGGCGGCCACCGATGAGCCGACAATTTCAAAACCTTGGCTGGCAACCAGGGCATTTGCCACGGTTACAGTCGCTACGCTCGACGTACAGGTGATCGTGCTGATGGTGGCAGCGGAGAGGCTCAGCGCGACGAATAAAGACAGGATAATTGTTTTCATAAAAGTTTTAGGCATGCGGTCGCTTATTTGTGTTTAGTACCCTTCGAGGAACAGAAACCCGGTTGATGTGGCGCCAGTCACGGTAACCGCCGTCGTGCTCACGCTGGTTATCAGCGTCGTTGCAAGACCGTTTGTGCTCATCGCAGTTGGTGTAAAAGAAAACGCAACTGGGTAGGTATAGCTGGCAGTGCCCACAGCAGCCGCGCAATAAATGACGATTTTTTTTAACGAACTCCCTGCGAACGGCTGAGAGAACGTACACGTGCCGCTAGTGGATGCGCTTACCGAAGTTTGTGTCGCCGCAGAATTGAGCGCTCCATTCTGCGCCACTGACGCAACTGTACCGCTTGAGTTTTTGAAGTCTGAGATATCGCCAGTTGAACTGGCATTTAGCTGGGTCACGATGAGCGCTGGGTTTGCGTCTGCGACGTTGCGGCTAATTACTGTACCAGTGTTTGGCATTGCAACAAGTGCATTTGTCAGAGCCGAAGTGTTCCCCATGCCCAACCCGTAGAAGTAGCTGCTGGCCACCACATTTACAGCGTTTATAGTGCCAATTGCGCTGACGGTTGCCGAAGTGCTGCAAAGTTGGACCGTGCCCGCCGTGGCAGTCACCGTCAAAGGACAACTTCCACTGGTAGCCCCTTGCAACGTCAGGCTCAGGATGTGCGGATTGGTAGTAAATCCAGGAGCGGCACTGGAACTCGTCGCATTGCCGAACACGCTATAAGCCGCCGCTGTGGCCGCCCCGGTGCCGCCGTTCGCAATCGCGAGCGGTAGCGCTGTGATTGTGGGCACACCAGTGCCCGTCGTATTGGTCAGGAGCCCGGTCGCGAGCCCGGCCAGCGAAGTACCGTTGAGCTTGACAACTACGGGGCTGGGAAGCGTGCCGCTGAGATCGCCGCTAGCCGTGGAACTAATGAGCGATGCTGTGCCCAAGCCTAGATTCGTAGCTGCGGTAGATCCTGTGCCTGTCAGAGCCGTGATATCTGCTAGCAGTGCGATGCTCGGGACGCCCGTGGTAGTCGTATTTTTCAGAAGGCCGGTCGCGAGCCCGCCCAGCGAAGTGCCATTGATGGCGACAACAGTGGCCGCCTGCGACCCGGAGCCAGGCCCCGCCGTCACGTCTCCGGTCAATTGGGTGACGCCTGCCGTGCAGGAGCCGCCCGGAGTGCAAGTAACGCTGTCGATAGTGATCGACTGCGCCGCATAGACTCCCGCGGTGGCTTTGATCGTCGAGTTGTCGGGCTCGGAACAGCCGATTTGAGAGGCGGTGGCACCAAGACACGCAATCGTCCCGGACGCGGTGATGGTGCCCCCGCTCAGCCCGGTGCCGGCTACGATACTGGTGACCGTGCCCGACCCAGACCCGCCTGCGGTCACGGGCGGCGTAACGGTTTGAGCGCACAGCGTCAGGCACGCGGCGAGTGTTCCGATGAGGAGTTTGCGCATGTCAGTTTCTCAAGTCCCAGCTCACGACTACCGTATCGCCGGAGTTGCCGCCGTCCACCCAGATGTAGGACAGGTCAATGGCGTCCGACCCAGGCGCGGCGCCCGACGTATCGGAATATGAGCACCCTGGAACCGTGGCGGACGTGGAGGCGCAGAGTTGCGCGGTCAGGTTGCCGGACGTGGTAGCGACCGGGACTGTGCCCGCTTTGTAGGCTGACATATCAAGCACGTACCCCAGGCCGCTCCCGCCAGCGAGCATCTGGATGAACACGCGGTTCACTGGCGTGCTCACGGTGGCGAGCTGTATGGGCGTGCCGGCTGTCACCGTCAAAATCTTGTTGTACCGGGGGCCTGAGTAGATGCTGGTGGCGAAGAGGCACACGAGCAGTGCGATTTTCTTCATAATGGGTGGTTCCTTCTATTGCTGAGTGGTGCGAGGCATATGGCCAGTGTGCCAATGAGGAGTTTGGGCACGAGTGGTGCCGTTTTTCCAAAGCGTGAGGGCTTTGCCGATGGTCGTTGGGCTCGGATTCTCCGCGTTGGCAGCGGCTCCAAGCGTCTGGAAATCGGCCATTTGCGGATCTACTTTATTCGCGACCATGTAATCCGCGATCTTTACCGCCCGTGCATCTTGGTGGGCGTTGATAATCTCAGCGGCGCGCAATTCAGGACTTTTTCGGACTCCGGCGGCGGTGTACGCAGAGCGCGGCGATTCCGGCTGAAACACAGATGCCATTTGTTCTGGCGTGGGCTGTGCTGCGGGTGCTGGTGCCTCGAATCCCTTTGGATTCGACGTAGCGACATCCACAGTTTGCGCGCCAGCATTGCGCAGGGCCTCCAGGCGCGTGTTGCCGTCGCCCAGGACCACTCCACCCTTGGTGGGATCGTAGCGGCCATAGAGCGGCGGCGGCGTTTCGCCGTTTTGGATGCGCGCCCCGTACTCGGCTACCTTTCCGCCCTTCCCGAGGCCGTAGGGGTTTTCCGTGGGGATCACGTCGCCGATGGGCACGCGGAAAACGTTGAGGCCGGGGCCAAGAGTGTCTTCGTAGCCCGGCTGCGTCTTTCCCACGTTGGGGTACACGGTTGCGGGTGCTGGGTCCTGGGTGCTGGGTGCTGGGCTCGGCGCGGGCACCGTGCCGGACGGCTCTACCGTGCGCGATACGGCGCCGGCCGCTTTGGGCGTGGGGTCCATGCTCGCGGCAATACGGCGGACCACGTCCTGCTGGTCTGCGCTCAGCTTAGCGAAGCTGGCCTTCGGGCCGAGCTGGCCTTTGGCGATGTCGTCGAGCAGTTGCGCCTGCGCCTGCGAGTCCGGCGCTGGTGCGGCGCTACCGTTGCCATTGCCGTTCAGGCGTTGCCGCATGGCGGTGACTGCGGGCGGCTCGCCCGGCAGCGCGCCGGGCACGTCGGGCGGCGCGTAGGGTGCTGGGTTCTGGGTGCCGGGTGCTGGGGGCGGAGCGGTTGGTGCGCTGCCATTGCCGTTCATTCGCATACGCGCCGCGGTCACATACGGCGGCTCGCCGGGGATATAGCCGGATGGCGTGCCTGTGGTGGCGAGCGGCCTGTTCATCGGCACTGGCGTTCCGGGCGCTGGCGCTGGCGATGGCGTGCCTTCCGGCTGGGGCGGCAGTGGCGTGCTCACCGGGGCGGTGGCCACGGCCTGGGGGGGCTCCGGGTTCGGTCTCGCCGGCATACTCAACATTCGTCGCAGTGGGGTCGTTGGCGTAATCGCGGGCCGCGGCTACGCCCTGTTTGATCCCTCTGCCGATCTGCCGAATACCGGGATAGTCGAGCATGATCCGCGCCGGCCATCCCATGCCAGGAAGTTGGCTGAGTGCCTCTCCCCCGGCAACCTTCAGGGCGCCTACTGCCACTTGCGGGGCAGCGACTTTGATACCAGCTCCTACCGCCTTCGCTCCTTCCACCGCGCCTTTGGCTGCTGTCGTGGTCGCATCCACGGTATTGGCTACCGCGCCCGCGTTGGCATCCAGCGCGCCAGGCCCCGCGAGTTGCAAACCCAGGGAAGTAGCGCCTCCAAGCGAATGCGCCAGCGCGCCGGGCTGCCCGGATGCGGCTTCGTCTCCCAGTGCGTCTATGACGGGGCCTATGAGCGGCAGCATGTAATCCATGAAGTGCCGAGCGCCGCTCACATAGTCGCCGCTCTTGAATGACGTTTCGGCTTTCACGCGCAGCGCATCCTGAGCTTGGCCGATGTTTTTGAGCGTGGTGGCGGGATTGGTCGTAGCCAGATTGACCATGCCCTGCCCGGTTTGCTTCAGATTGTCCCAGGCGCCCTTGGCGTAATCCACGGCTTGATCCATCCACGACCGGGGCTTGTCGGGCTGGATCTGATCGAATGCGTCTCCGGCCGGCTTGGCACCGCTGCGCTGGAACCTGATCGAATGCGTCTGCCATGTTATTGCAGCTTCCATACCGTTCTGGGTTGTGCTAAGAAACGAGCCTTGGCTTTATCTCCATTGGCTGCCTGTATAGAATGCCGCCGCGTTGGTGGTGTCGATTACCTTGAGCCTGCGTAGTGGCGCGTTGCGGAGCGCCCGGCGCTGCGCTTGGCGCCGCAATATTGGCCGATCCGAGCTTGTTAGTGACGTCCGCCAGGATGGCACGGTGTTGCGCAGGCCCGGAGGCCCCGGCTAGAGCAGAGCGCCCCTGCATTAGGATTTGCTGTTGCGCCTGGGTCCGCTGGGTCATGGCATCTGCAAGCGAGTGGATTTGCTGCCGCTGTTCTGGGGTGATGCTACTGGCCGAATTGGGATCGGTGGACCACTTCTGGATTGCCGCCTGCAGGTCTTGCCAGTGAGATCGTCCGCCAACGGCTTGCTCGACGAGCGGGACCGTCCCCGCCAGACTGCCTTGCGCCCCGCTCACCATGCGCACCAGTTGCGCGCCCACCAGCGCGTCCGATTGCGGCGTTCCTTGGGCCAGGGTGTCGTTGAGCCGTTGCGTGGTTTGCAGACTTTCCGTGACGGGCTGGGCCAGCCGGTCGAGTTCCGCGGCGTGGAACTGATAGCTCTGCTGACCTTGCTGAAATTGCTGGTTTTGTAGCGCCTGTTCGCGGAACGGGATGCTCGTCACCTGTGCGGTTGAAATGGCATTTTCGCGTTGGGAGACGCGATCCGATCCGTCCTTGATGGCCGCCTGCACGCCTTTGGCCCCGAGGCCAAAGCGCACGGCATTTTGCGCGTCGTTCAGGGTCCGCTGATATTGATCGGGATACTTGGTCTGATCGATACTGCCGCCTACGGCAGCAGCCAGCGATTGGGGCGTCATATTCTGCGCGCCCGCGAGCTGCATCTGGCCAATGCCGTACTCCGGCTGCTTCTCGACCGGGACCTGGCTACCGATAAACGCCTTAGCGCCCGCTGGTGTGGTCGGAAAGGCGATTTTCGGGTACTGCTGTTGGAGCCTGGCGAGCGCCTGGGGATCGCTGACCGTGCCGTCCGGCCCGGCGGCTGCCTGGTAATCCTGCACCGCACTGGCGCGTTGTTTGTCGGCTGTGTCCTGATTGGTCTGGGCGGCGGTCGCTTTGTCCTTCAGCGCGTCCGCCTGCGTTTTGATCCATTGCTGTGTGGTGTAGGCGGCTTGCGCGTGCTGGATGGTCTGATCGTCCGCCGATTGCAGCAACTCGTTGGGCCTGATGCCGGGGCTCTGTTGCAGGATGGATTGGTTGATGCCCGGAAGCATGGCCGCGCGCTTCGCGGGATCGGACTCGTTGAACAAAGGCTGATAGGACTGATTCAGCAGGTCGTGCATTTTGTCGGTAGCCGCCAGAGTGGCCGTATCCGTTTCCGCGCGCGTCTTCGCCAGATTCGCCATATTGGTCCGAAAGCCATGATGTCCTTCGGCAGCACGTTGTATCCGGGGGCGGCTTGCAGCGTCTTATTGACGTCGCCGCCGCTGTCCCGATAGGCTTGCATGAGCCCCTGCCCGCTCTGGATGTCCAGCGCCGTTTGCGTGTTTTGCAGACCAACGCCCTTGGTCACCGCTTGCGTCTGCGCAGTCTGCGCCTGCTGCTGCGCATTCTGCGCCTGCGTGTTGCGCAGCGTCTGCAACGCCTGCGCGCTTTGCAGCGGGCTGGTGTACGTGGCGGGTGTGATCTGCGGCGGGCGCAGATCGCTGTCGGGCGGGGCGAAATCAATTGGCATGGGACGGCCTTAAATTTCGAGCAAGAGCATTTCAACTTGGCAGGCTGCGGTATGGGCTAAGAGGGCTGGCGCAGTTATGGCCGGCGTGAAGCGGAACAGGTGCACGTCGCCGGGGAGCAAGCGCGCAAATGCCGTGCCGGAAGCCGCCGTAAGGATATCGCAATAGTTGGTGGGGTCGAGGTTGATGAAGAGCGCATAGCCAACGTTGGCCAGGCTCGAAACCGGAATAGCCGTGCCGCCGGAAGTGGTCGGAACAGACATTACCTGCTGAGCGTACTTGGAGCCGGCGATGGCGACGTACACGCCGCTCGCGCCGAGTTGCACGCTGACGCCGCTCTCGGTGAGAGCGAGCTGGGCCGTGAGCTGTATAGGTGCTGACATTCGTTTGTTTCCTTTTAGAAGAGATTAGAGAGAAAGCTGCCGTTGCCGCCGCTTGAAGCGACCCCGGCCCCGATTAGGTCGTTGCCCGCCTGACCAATTCCGTTCAACATTCCGTTCCAGGCAGAGGCCGCGCCGATGTCACCCGCCGCGATGGCCTTGCCCGCGCCAATCTGCGTATTGCCGAGATAGTTGGCCGCACTGAGGGCGTTCGACGAGCTGAGGTCTTGCGCCTGAATTCCGGCCGTGCCGGCATACTGCGCCGCGTTGGTGTTGGTGGTGCCCTGGTACTGCGCAGCGTTCGTGTTTAAGCCGGCGGCGGTGGTTGCTGCGTTCGTGTTTAAGCCGGCGGCGGTGGTTGCGCCTTGCGTGTTGAGTGCGCCGGCCGTGCCCGCCGCCTGCGTGCCGAGCTGGCCGCCGAATTCGGTAGCCTGCTGGCCCATACCAGCCACGCTCGAAAGCCGGTTGAAGAGGGCGTTTTGCGAAGTCTGGTAGTTATTAAACGCGCTCTGATAGTCGGTGTTGGCGGTTTGCTGGGTGTACTGTTCGAGTGCCTTCGACGCGCCGCCGGATTGAGCGGTGCCGCCGGCCGCCTGCGCGCGCTGCATGGCCTGCTGGCCTTGCTGCAGTTGGAACTCATAGCCGGGGTCTTGCGACTCCATCATGGAGGCGCTGAACGGCGTGTTCAGCGAGCCGCCCGGTGCAGTGGCGGTGGATAGTTGGCCCGCGGCCGCCGACCCGGCCGTGGCGTACGGATTCAGGCCGGCGATGGTCGAGCCGGCCGAGTTGAGTACATTCTGCGCGCCGGTGCCCGCCGCGCCAACTACATTCTGCGCGCCGGTGCCCGCTGCGCCAACTACATTTTGCGCGCCCGTGCCCGCTGCGCCAACTACGCCAGTGCCGGCCGTGGCCGCCGCGTTCGTGACGCCAGTGCCGGCCGTGGCGGCTTCGTTGGTGATCAGCGGATCTTGGGTGTTGGCGGCGCCGGTGACGGTCTGCCCGGCGGTGTTGTACGCGCCCGCGAGCGTGTTGGCGGCGTTGTGGGCGGCACTTGACCCTGTATCCCAGAAATCACCGACGTGATTAAAGATGGCCTGTCTCTACCTCCCGCGAAGCTGGTTCGTACCGTGGTACGGCTGTTACCGAAGTCAGTATTTTCATTTGCGACTCAGCATTCGACAATAAGTTTGGCCAGCTTGTTTAGCTGGCCGTCGCCGCCCGCGCGGGCGGCGTGGATTGAAACATCCGTAAGTTTGGCCAGCTTGTTTAGCTGGCCGTCGCCGCCCGCGCGGGCGGCGTGGATTGAAATATAACGTGAGGATCGATGCGCCGCGTAAAACAGGCCGTTCGCTACGCCCATGACGGCAAGAATCTCACCCTGGCGGAATGGGCGGAACTCACCGGCGTGCCAAAGGAGCGCATTCGCCGCAGGCTGGGACTGTTCTGGCCTTTCGGCCTGGCCCTGACGCTTCCAAAGAACGCAAGACGTCCGCGCGGGGCGTCTACCTTCTGGTACTGGCTCCCTAGGCCGTAACGTGAGATTGATGCGCCGCGTAAAAGAGGCCGTTCGCATGCCCGAATGCAAACGCCGCGCCCTAACCTATCTGCAATCCCGCCGGCCCGGCGAATTAACCAGAGCGGCCCAAGTAGCCCAGGTTATCTGGCCGGAGGCGACTTTCACAGCGCAGGGGGCCGGCGCCGCCGCGAGCCGCGTCCTTAAATCTCTCGAAAAAGACGGGCTGGTACGCTGGATCAGCTACAACCGTGATGACTGGGGTTGGGAATTGCGGAAATCGCCCTTCGAGCGCCCCATCAAAATTTGATCATACAGCGCGCCGCCCTTGAGGAAGCTTTTACCGTTTCGCCCATACGACTTCAGCCCCATAACGCGCTTGCCGAACCGCAACGCGGCGCGGTGGAATGCGGGGACCGAGGCAGTCAGTCGCACGCATGGCGTGTTTGCGAACACCCAATCGACGATTTCCCGGCCGGCCTGCGCGGTGAGGCGCGGGTGAATGCCGCGGAACAGGGCGACATGCGTGGCCCAGCAAATCGCATTCTCGGGGAAGAACGCGAAGAGGCCTAGCAGGCGCTCGCGGTCCCACACGGTTACCCACCAGATTCCGGGGTGATTGGGCACCTGGTACTCTTCGCGGGGAGGCAACCCGTCGTCGCCCATGCGGTCGTAGATGTCCGGGTCGGTGAGGATCGCCCGCACCAGTTTCAGATCTGTTGACCGTTCAAATCTCATACAATTAAGCGTGGCATGCCGGCAACGTTCGTTCAAGACGCCTCGTTCTATAACTCCACATCGAGCGCCGTCATCAACCTGGCCTATGCCAATCCGAACGCGGCGGGCGCGCTGGGCGTGGTGTGGCTGTTCACCGGCAGCGGGACGCCGCCGAGCACTATTTCGGACTCGAACGGAAACACGTGGTGCCCCATCCCTGCCGAGGTCATAACCAATCTGAACGGCATGAACGGCTTCGTTTGCGCCCACATGGCGGCGGGCGCCAACACCGTCACAGCGAATAGCTCATTGACCCGCGTGACCAGCATGATCATCCTGGAATACGCCTACACCGGGCCGGCCCAGTGGTTTGCAATGCAGCCGACCGCGTTCCCTGGAGTTTACGCGGTGCCCACCACCGCAATCGCCAATGTCATTTCGATCCATGCGGGGGCGCCTGCGACTTACTTTATGACCGTGATCGGCGCGATCTACGACCTATCGGGCAACACTCACGACTGGTCGCTTCTGCCAGTCGCGGGCTTTCCGGGCGCAGTGCGCGGCTTCGTGGATGAGAGCGCAACCGGCTACACTTCCGCGGCCGGCGACGTGACCGTCGCCAACACCGGCTATTTGTGGCAGCCGTTCGGGTTGGATTTTTTCGATCCCAACATCAACACTAACGGCCTGTCGTACAACATCCTGGGCGTGCCTGCCATTGCGGTGGTGACGTCCTCATGAGCAGCTTCACCCTGATCCAACACATTGTTAGCCCGACGACGGGCAACCCCGGTGCGTTCGGGGTCACATTCGGCTCGAACAGCGCGGCGGGCAACATGATCGTGCTGGCGGTGATGGCTGGCACCAACTCTGGGGGAAACCCTACGCTGCCAACCTCGGTGAGCGACGACAACGGGAATCAATACTGTGGCGTCTCGGCGACCGTGCCTGGCGCGCCGACGCAGGCAACATGCGGTCTATACGTGGCGCTCAATATCAAGATTACGCCCAATAACCCAATCACCATTTCGGTGGGCGGGATGACCTACATGGGCGCGGGCTATGGATACGGAGGTCCCAGCCTCATCGCCATGGAGTTCAGCGTCCCGGCCAGCTACCTGATTTTTGGGAGCATCTCGAACCATGCGGCCTCCGGCGGAAACTCGGCTACCAATTTCCTGGCTGGCGCTCTGGCTGGCCCCACAACCGGGCCAGTCTATATCTCGATTGGCGGTGCAGCCAACCTGGCTGGCGCTCAGGCCTGCGTGCTTTTCGTCAATGCGGGTGTGGATTGCCTGGCCATAGCCACCGAGTACGACGACCAGCATGTGAGCACGGCGTGGACGTCGAACGGGACCGTGGTCGGCTATACGGCAGAGACGGCGGGCGGGGCGGCGAGGTCCGGGTGCGTTGCGATGCTCGTCACCGCCATATCGACGGGCTGTGGCAGCGTGACGCCGGCGCTGTCGGTGTCCTGTAACTCGCCGCCCAACGGCACGGTGGGCACGGCATACTCCCACGCGTTTACAGCCTCGGGAGGGACCGGCCCCTACACCTACACGATGGTCGGGACGGTTCCGGGCTTGACGCTCAGCTCAGGCGGGGCGCTTACGGGAACCCCCACCACCACAGGGACGTTCTTCTTCGTTATCCAGGCGGTGGACTCGCTGGGTGCGGCTGGTACCGTCGAATGCAACATCACCATCGCTGCCGGGGGCGGCGGCTCCGGGCCAAGCAACTACGGCTGGACCGGATAGCTAC